CTGGGCGGCGGTATAGATGACGGTGGGGATGGTGGCGGTGAATGTTCGCAACACCGCTGTGCCGTTCAGAATCTCAACCTCGTAGGCTTCGCTGGTTTCTCCCAGTGGCACCTCGGCATTATCCCGCCAGCCACCGCCAATGCGGGTGCGGCGTTTCCAAGTCATGGTGATGTCGCCCGCGCTGTTGCGACTACCTTTCAGGTGTACTGGTGACAATGGCTTTAACCCCTTTGCCGTATTGCTGAAGCTGGCCGCCGTGGCAGACGTGATATCCCGTCCCGCCGATACCGCCTTGTAGGAGCGCACCGCGCCAATCAGATCCAAGCCATCGGGAATGCGCTGCACCGTGCCGCTGGAGAGCACCACAAAGCGTTCATTAAGCGCATGGGTGCCAACAGCGGCTTCCGTGCCGCGCCGCCCGCGTAGCAGTTTCGACAAACGGTAGGTTTTCGGCGCGATGAGTTCCGCCGTCTGCCACTGGATGATTTCATTGCCCAGCAACGCGGCGTTCGCGCCGTTAAGCACATCGAGGGCGGGCGCGGACAGCAGCGTACCCGTGCGGCTCAATTCCACCGTCACGGTGTTTTGATAATCCCACAGAGTGATTCTCCCTGCCGCCAGCACGGAAGTGGCCTTGCCAGTGGTGGCTGCAACGGGGCTGCTCGCCAGAAAGCCATAATCCGTGGTGTTGGCTGAACGGTAAACGGTGGCACCGCGCCAACTGCTGTTTTCCTGTCTGTCTACCGCGATATAAAACCCGGCGTTATCGTCGGCATCCTGCAACATCGGGATGTCGAGCAGGAACAGCGCCGTGTCGCCCACGTTCGGCACCACCTGCACGGGGATGGTATCGCCGCCGCCGGGGTTGCTTTGATTATAGACGCTGCCATCCTCGGCGAAGCCTTCACAGCGCAACTGCTGGCCAGACAGCGCGGTTTTCTGCAGGCGGATACGGTGGGTGGATGATGTCGAGACAATATCAATCACATCGCCTGGCTCGAGGCAGGCGTATTTGACCGGCAGGGCAAAACGATACGAGGTGCGCTCCGTCCATTCAGTATAGAGCAGCACATCCGCCACTTTGCGGGCATAATCAGCCGTCATGACGATGGGCACGGTGACGTTACTGGCGTTTTCCGCCTCATTCACCTGCCGTTGCGCCAGTTGCGTACCCTGCTGGTAATCCGCACCTTTGCTGAGATAATTGACGTTGAGCGTCTGCGACAGCTCGCTTTCTTGGCGGCGCGTGATGGTAAGCAACTCGCGGCTGTTACCGTCCCCTTGCGGTATCAGGTCATTGATAGGGATGGTGGCGGCCACCGTCTGGCCACGCGGTACAAAGCGGATTTTACCGCTGCTCTCAACGATATCGAGAAAAAACGCCCGTTGCAGGTGTTCAAGGCTGGAGCGCACGCTGGCACGGTTGCTGACCACAAACCCCTCGATGCTGCCTGTGACCAGCGATAAATCCACCTGCGAGGTGGCAAGCCCCGCCTTCTGGCAGAGATTGGCCAGCACTTCCTGCAGCAGCGCCATGGTTTACGCGTATCCCAGAAGCAAGCGAAACCAATAATACCAGTCGGTGGTGAGGCGTTCGGAGCGTGACGCGATGGTGATCATGCGGCTTTCGGGTTGATAGCTTGCATTCAAAAGCCGCTTGAAGTGGCTGTAAGCAAGAGCCACCCGCGAGGCATGGCCGGGGATGAACAGCGCGTTGGGCGCCAGATATTCGGGGCGGCTGGCGAGCCACCGTTCGGCATCAAAGGGGTCGGTGGAGGCGGCAAATTCGTAGTGTTTTGTGGTACTGAACAGCTTGTCTTTCAGGAACGTGAAGGCGTTATCCATCAGCGCCTCGTAACGGTTGCCCGTGAGTATGGCAATTTCCAGCCACGGTTCTACGTCATAGACATGATAATGCAGGGAATCGCGGCGGATGTAGTCGATGCTTTCGCCAAGGTGTGTGGCGGCGCGGGGAATATCGTGGATAGATTGGTTAAAGGGCACACCCACCGCAGGAACGATGACGCTGGAATTCCCATAGGGAAAATTCACCAAGGCGTGGGCATCAATGGTTGGCAGCAAGGCGTTAAAAGCGGCGGTATCTTCCTGCGCGTAATAGCACAGCAGCAGTTTCTTGAGGTGGTGCGTGTACCAGTTACCATAGCGGGTGGCGCGGCCGGGGAAGGTGAACGATTCTGCAGCATTCCGCACCTTGGTCAGCCAGGCGTTGAGCGTGGCGTTTTCACTGCTGTTGAACAAATCCCGATGCAGGCGAATGGCTTTCAAAAACCCCTCGAAATGCGTCTCGTTGATGGGGTTACCATCGGGGATGTTGAGGATCGTCCAGTCCAACAGCACGCGGCGGATTTTGTTGCGGGCGGCAGTGTCCAGCGAGTAGCGATACCACTGGCTGATGACCAGCAGGCGGCGGGTGTCCTGAAACCCCCGCCGGCTTTTCTTGACTGCGCTGCTGCTGGTGTCGGCCTGTCCCTCGGACAGTAGGTTTTTCACTGGCTGATGGTCGGTGGAAATGTACTGCTTGCCGTACTTTTCCAACCGTTTGCGCTGGACGTTGTGGAACGACAGGCCGACATTGGTGTCGGTCAGTTGCCCTGCCGCCAACGCGCCGCTGGTCTCAATGAAGTTCAGCATCAGTAGCCTTCACCGATGAGTACGAAGTTATATTTCGTCTGCGTCACCAAGAACCGCCCATCGCGCAGCGCCAGCACTTGCCCCGGAAACGCCACCGTGCCGTATTGAATCAGCGAGAGATAGCCGCCGTCCTTAGCAAAGCCTTCTTTCGGGCTGTAGGAGCGCACCCGGTTGCCGCCGTAGCTGGTTGACCAAACAATGCCGTAGGGATCAGATGGGTGAATGCTCACATCCATGGCGTTGGTGCCATGGTTCAGCGTTTTGGCGATGGCGTTGGTGGCAGGATTGATAACCTGCAGAATATCCTGCCCGTTGACCACCACCCAGATAAAGCCGTTGACGGGATTAATAGCGATGCCCCAAGGGAAGAATCCGAGGGAAATCGTGGCTTTGACCGCGCCCGTGCTTGCGTTCAGGCGCACCACACCCTCATTGGTCGTCACCCACACATCGCCATCAAGACCAAAGACCAGTTCGGTGGGGCATTCAGCCACGGTATAACTGGCAACAACGCTGCCTGTGGCGGGATTGATCTTCTGCACCAGATCCGCCCACGGACAGGTGATCCAGACATAACCATCGGCAGCGACTTTCACGCCCCACGGGTAAATCCCCGTGTTAATAGTGGCGATAATCGCGTTTGTCGCAGGATTAATCCGCTGCACCGTGTTATTGGCATGGCAGGTGACCCACAGGTGGCCGTCCACGGGGCTGATTGCCGCCCGCACAGGCTGTGCGTCCAGATTCCCCAGATAATCCGCGCTGCTGCGACTAATCGTCGCCTTGACCTGAATCGTTGTACCGTCAATGCGGGTGATGGTGCGCTGCAGGCGGTTCACCACATAAATATCGCCGTCCAAGCCTTCAGCAAGGCCATGCGGCCCTTCTTCGGTAAAAACTCGCCACAGTGTGTCGACAACTTCGGCTTCCACATTAGGCAGGCGGTTGCCGTAACGCGAGAGATCCATGGTATCGAACCGCAGATAGGCATGGTCACGGTAGGCAGGCGTTGTGCCAATCCCTTCGATACTCTCGATCAGGTCATCGGGTGCTTGATCCTCACCACCCAGATAAATCTCCACGTTGAGGTCACGGCCATTGACGCCGCGATTATTAGCGCGAAAATCATACACCAGATTACGGTTCATCCAAATGCGCCGCACTGCCGAGATGCCTTGGCGGCGTTTGAAGGTCAGTTCGTCTTCATCTTCAAAACTTTCCCGTGCGATGCCTTCCTCCTCCAGTGGCGGCGTGTTAGCCAGCGATACCGCGAAACTCGCCACATAAAATTCCCGCGTCTGGTACACAGGTTGCTGGCGGGCGGATTTGCCGCCTTCAATCACCGTGGTGCCAACCAGCAGGTTTTCGGACGTTGCCGTGATGTCGGTTGACCAAATGACATTCCCCGCCACACGAGTGATGCCATACACTAGCGGAATCATCGCGCCATGCGCGGAAGACTGCGCTTTCAGATCTTCGAGACGTGGCCCCACCTGATAGGCATCGGCGTTGGGCAAACTCCCCGCCGCGCTGAACGCACCCATGGCGGCGGCAATCCCTAAACCAAGCCCCGCCATGGCAAAACCTGATCCCATGCCTGCGCCTGCTGCCGCGAGCACCAGCACTGCCATTACGCCGTCACCTCGAAGTGCAGATTTGGAATCTGGTTGCCATACTCGCTGAGGTTCAGGCGGTTGATGACGGCATAGGCCATCCCGCGATAGGCAGGCACGAAGCCCACGCCCAATGCGCTTTCGATGCGGTCATCGGGGGCTTGCGTTTCATTCCCAAGGTAAACAGCCATATCCAACAGGCTGCTGGTATTGTCATGCACCAGCTTACCGTTTGCCCACACCCGATCCACGGATTGAATCGTGCCCACGCACAACCCCACGGCAAAACTGGCGAAATAGAGGTAGCTGCGGGTGGTGCTGGTCACCGACCCACCACCACCCTTGCCGCCGCTGGCAGAGTTGGTTTCCGTCACCACCTGTTCTTCCAAATCTGCCGCCCAGATGACGTTCCCCGCAATGCGCACCGTACCGTACACCAGCGGCAGCATCGCCCCATGCGCCGAGGACTGCACTTTCAGGTCATGCAGGCGCGGCCCTTCTTGGATTTGATCGGGAGGGCCATCCTGCGGGAACAATACCCCGCCCAGCATGGAGCCGAGTGCAAAACCCAGGTACGGCATGCCAACAGCACTGCCGAGTACCGCGCCAGCCCCTGCGAGCGCTAACTGCGCCATCAGTCTTCAAGTCCAGGGAAGCGGAAGGCAAAACGGCGACGAGCCAGCCATTTATCAGAAAGACGCGTTTCCGCCACCTTGCCGATTTCGGCATAGGCATGAATGATGGTGTCCACACTGGCGATGATTCCTGCATGCGCCGCTGGCCCCGTGCCAAAGCCGAACAGCAGCATATCGCCGATATGTGCGGATTCCAGTGGGATTTCTTCAGCATACTGGCAGGCGTGGGCATACAGCACCTCTTCAGCGCGGTGGAAATGCCAGTGCGGCGAATAGTTGATCTCCACTTTCAGCGGCGCAACGAACGCCTCATACACCCCGCGCAGCAGGCCGATGCAGTCACAGCCCACGCCTTTCAGCGCGGCTTGGTGGTGGTAGGGCGTGCCCAGCCAGCTTCGCGCTTCAACAACGATATCGTCTCTGGTCATGGCAGTTTCAAAATCTGGTCGATACCAGGCAAATGCGGCTCGCCGCGAAAGTTCAGCACGTTGTTAAACACCGTGCGGCAAGTTTCAAACGTGCGGTCACAGCCACGAATGGCTTTGAAGGTGTTACTGGCGGCTATGGTGTAGGGCATC